TTTGGTATGAGAAAAACAGAACAAGCAGTAGTACTTAAAAACAGAAACGAAAAGGTGATAAACTTACCTTTCTTTATAGGTTAAAAAATAAATGGCAGATAACAAAAGAAACCCAAAAAACAATCAATCAGAACTTTTTAAGAAGCTTACTAGGCTTTTCTCTGGTCCTATTATTAACTATAGACAGCAGAATATTAGAAAAGATAAAAGAAAGCGTCTAGACAAGTATGCTTCTACTTTTAGAACTGCCAGTGGTCAAGATTTTAAAAAGAAAACATATAATCCGTATGACACAATCATGTCTGATGTTATTGCTAACGTCAGTAAAGCTGAAAGATACGCTGATTTTGATCAAATGGAGTTTACACCAGAACTAGCTACTGCACTTGATATCTATGCAGATGAAATTACTTATCACGATGGATTTCAAAGATTACTAAAAATAAACTGTAATAATCAAGAAATCAGAGAAATATTAAGCACGCTTTATTTTGATGTTCTAAACGCAGAGTTCAATCTATTCGGATATGCTAGAAATCTATGTAAATATGGAGATTTCTTTTTGTATCTAGACATAGACGATAGAATCGGTATTAAATCTGTCATTGGCCTACCAACAGAGGAAATCGAACGTCTTGAGGGCGAGGATAAAACAAACCCTAACTATATTCAGTATCAATGGAATAGTGCTGGAATGACTCTAGAGAACTGGCAAGTAGCACACTTCAGAATCCTTGGTAACGACAAGTTTTCACCTTATGGTACTTCAGTTTTAGATCCCGCCCGTCGTATTTGGCGTCAGCTAACCATGATGGAAGACGCAATGATGGCGTACAGAATTGTTAGAGCGCCCGATAGAAGAGCGTTTTATGTCGATGTAGGCGGTGTACCACCAGAAGATGTAGAGCAGTTTATGCAAAAGGTGATGACTCAAATGAAGCGTCACCAAGTTATGGATTCTGCTACTGGTCGTGTTGATCTGCGTTATAATCCAGCTTCTATTGAAGAAGATTATTATATTCCAGTAAGAGGTGGACAATCTGGCACGAAGATTGAAAGTATCGCTGGTCAGTCAAGAACCAACGATATTGAGGATGTTAAGTATCTAAGAGATAAAATGTTGGCATCCATAAAGATCCCACCTTCTTATATTGTTAGAGATTCAACTAGTGCAGCGCCAGAGGATAAATCAACGCTAGCACAGAAGGATATTCGCTTTGCTAGAACCATTCAAAGATTGCAGCGTTCAATAGTAAGCGAGTTAGAAAAAATCGGTATCATTCATCTTTATACTCTTGGGTATAGAGGCGAAGATCTACTTTCATTTACTCTATCTCTAACCAATCCTTCGAAGATTGCACAACTACAAGAAGTCGAGAACCTAAGAGTTAAGTTTGAGATCGCTAATAGCGCCAAAGATAGTATCTTTAGCCAGAGATGGATCAGCGAAAATATCTTTGGTATCAGTGAAGAAGAGTTTATTCGTAACCAAAGAGAGCGATTCTTTGACAAGAAAGTTGAAGCAGCTTCTGCTAAGATTGCTCAGGCTACTGTTGAAACTCAAGGTGGAGCATTTGGTGGTGGATTCGGTCTCGGTGGTGGTCTAGAAGGGCTAGGCGGCACAACACCAGCAGCGGGTGGTGATCTAGGAGGGGGTCTAGAAGGACTAGGCGGGGGAACCCCAGTACCAGAAACTCCAGCAGCCCCAGAGGCTCCAGCAGCCCCAGAAACACCAGCCCCAGAGGCAGGTGGAGAAGAGGGCCTATTAGTAACTCCCGGTGGAGCAGGTGGAGCAGCAGGTAAACGTGACGATGATGCCTACAAAAAACCATATAAAGTAACTGTTGGTATGTTAGGAAAAGAATATACAACAACAGATAAATCAAATGGTAAATGGTATGAGCCAGAAACAACCGATAAAAGAGATATGGGTGCTAGAAGAAAGAACTATCTAGCAACATCTGGCGTTGAACAGGGTGGAACCAGAAGAAGCCACAAGGGATATCATGAACTAAAAAATGTTGGTAAAGGAATGATGGAAGAATCTAATTACCATGAGGTCGAGAGATCTATTTTATTAGCAACAGATGAGATTGATAAACTCATTAAAGGATTGGAGAAGAAAAAGAAATGAAACTAGTACATAATAAGAAAAGAAATACCGCTTTTCTTTACGAAAGTTTGGTAGCGGAACTAACAAAAACAACTTTGAACGGCGATAAAGCTAAACAAGAAGAGATTGTTTTAATACTTAAGGAGTTCTTTCATAAGTCGAAAGTGCTTCACAAAGAAATGAAGCTTTATAAAGAAGTTTCAGACCTAAGAGGCACGACAAAAAAGGTAGCTACCAGAGTTTTTGAAGAGGTCAAGAAGTCAAGAGAAAAGCTTGATGACAAAGAGATCTTCAACGAGCAAACAAAGTTAATAAACAGAATAAATAAGGCTCTTGGACCTAAGACATTCGATAACTTTGTACCAAACTATAAGAATCTAGCTTCAGTTTATCAGATTTTTAACAGTTCAACACCAATAAAGTCAAAAGTAATCCTAGAGAATGTACTTATTGATGAGATGTGTGCTACTACCATCACTGAAACTGTAGAAAAACCAAAAGTAAGCAAAGCCGTTTACAAGATTTTTACAAATAAGTTCAATGAAAAGTATTCTACACTATTAGAAAATCAGAAAATGTTGCTTAAACTATACATAGAATCAGTTAGAGATAACGGATTAGAACTTCAGAGCTTTATTAATGAGGAGTTGGGCGAGATAAAAGCGTCTATTGATACCTTCTCTGGCACAGAAGAAGGCAAAGATCTACAAGAATCACTAAGCAAGTTCAAGAAGGAAGTTGATTCTTTTAAAGGTATGTTAATAACCGAAGAAGTTATAACAAAACTACTAAAAATGCAAGCTTTGGTAGGAGAAATAAAGAATGGCTGAAGAGATTAAGATAAAAATTCAACCACAAGTTTCAATCGCTCTAAAGCAGGTCTTAAAGCCATTTAAGATTGATGTAGAGTTTCCAACTACTATTAGCATGTATCTTAGAAGAGGGTTGAATGGAGATTATCTAATCTATGATCACCCACTTTATGATATTGTTATCATGCCGCAGAAGAATAAGATAGTAACTTTCAAGAAAAAAGATACAAGAATCGATCCATACCCATCTCAGGATAAATATTTTGATTATCTATCAAGATTAGGAATGGTTGTACAGGATTCTATTCAGGGTGGTAACGTTTTTGCTTCTTTAGAGGCTGTTTACCCAATAAATGATAAAGTAGATACTATCCAAGCTCTTTTATTGGCAACATACAACTTCTTAAAAGATGAAAAAGAGTTATTTAGTGCTGCAGAGAAGTTTGAAGAAGATTATGAGGATTCTTTATTAGATCCCGGAAGTGAAGAAAGCACTGAACTTGGCGAAGTTCCACATGCCGACAAGAAAGGCTCTATCGATCCGAACTCATTACCATATGGATTAATATACAGGATTTAAAATGCAACTATTAATGTTTATCTTGGCCTCCTATGGTCTAACATTAATCTTATTATACGGTTCAATATTCAACGACATAAGACCAAAAGAAGGAAAGCTGGGACAACTATTTAAATGCCCACTTTGTATGGGATTTTGGACAGGATTATTTATTTTATTCATTTCTCAATGGAGCACACTATTTACATATGAGTTTAACTTATCTAACGCACTAATAATGAGTTGGTTAAGTTCAGGAACAAGCTACTTTTTAGATATGATCGTTGATGATTATGGTCTAAAAATATCAAAGAGAGGAAACGATGCGTAAAGGTACTAACCCATGGGTTGAAAATCACTGGATGTTACGTCCACCAACGAACTGCTGCAAAGGCTCATAGCTCGGGCGGGTAACGCCCGCTTTATAGGATTTTACAAGAATGAAGATCAAAGTAAAAAGATATAAAGAAATAGAACAACTAGCTTTATCAGAGGCTTTAGTAAAGATTATTCAAGAAGTGGACATGAACACAGCAGAAGTTACTGCTCTTCAGAACGCAATCAAGGCACTCAATCTTAGTCCACAAGCTGTACAGCAAATCAATATGATTCTTGCTAGTGAGTTGGGCTTAATCCAAAGATCGGGAGCTGTATAAAATGTCTAAAAACGTTTTAAGAGAATATTTTGCCCTTTGTGATGGCGGCGTATGTAAAGATCTGCTAACAGAAGCAGAAAAAAAGTTTGTTTCTGAAGGCGGCATGATACTCTCTGGAAAGTTTCAAGAGGGTGATAGAAAAAATGGCAATGGTAGAGTTTACCCTGCCAATATTCTAGAGAGAGAAATAGAAAACTATAAACAAATAGTAAGAGATAAAAGAGCATTAGGCGAACTAGACCATCCAGAGTCATCTATCATTAATTTGAACAATGTTTCACATATGGTATTAGACGTATGGATGGATGGTAAAACTGTAATGGGCAAGCTCAAAGTGTTAGACACACCATCAGGTAAAATACTACGTTCACTAATAGAGGGCGGCGCTCAACTAGGTATCTCTTCTAGGGGTTTAGGGTCTGTCCGTGAAAGAAACGGACAGACCATGGTCGAGGATGATTTTCAACTAATCTGTTTTGATATGGTTAGTGATCCATCAACTCCCGGTGCTTATATGAGAATATCAGAAAATAAAGTACCAGAGAAACAAATATTTGCTAAGAAAGATAGAATCAATAGGATGCTAAATGAAATCATTAAGTAGTAAATCAGAACTAAAGAGCTTGGTTAAAGAGTGCGTCAGAGAAGTTCTCTTCGAAGAAGGCATCGTTAGCGATTTAGTTTCTGAAATAGCGGCTGGTTTTGTCAAGGCAAATCTTCTAGAAACTAGAAGTCCACAGCCAAGACAAGCTTCTGTAACCGAAAGAGTTATTGAGAGAAAAAGAGAACCAGTAGTAGAAAGACAAAGCTTTGTAGAGAGTAAAAATAAAGTGAGTCAGACACTAAAAAAAATGTATGGAGGAGTAGACCTTTTTGAAGGTACAACTCCAGCACCAGCACCAGCACAAGCATCTGGTGCTGCCCGTAGTCCTCTATCTGGAGTAGATCCAAGTGATAGTGGAGTGGATATTTCTAATATTCCGGGTATGAATGTTTGGAGAAAACTAATATAAAAGAGGTAT